GCAGAGAAATTTAGGAGGGAATATCCGGCAACATTGGAAGAAGCATTTGCACAAGCAGGTACAGCGTATTTCTCTGATGAGGATCTACGGTACATTGAAACGAAGAATGTTGAGGCTGTTAACAATAAAAAATATATTTGGACTGAGCCTGATCTTAACAGTTCTTATGCTATTGGTGTGGATGTTGCTTCTGGTAGAGGTGGTGACTATTCAGTCATTACCGTTATGGATAAGATTAGTTATCAGCCTGTGGCTATGTTTCGTAGTAATACAACAGTTCCTGTGGACTTGGCTGATAAGATTATTATTTTAGCGACGAAGTATAATGAGGCTAAGGTATTGGTGGAAGAGAATAACTGGGGGCTTCCTGTCCTGAATGAATTAAGGAATAGAGGGTATTACAACCTCTGGTCTGATCAGAAGGGTAAGGACTGGATAACAACTACGAAGTCCAAGATCATTCTATTTGAGGAACTTAAGGCGCTTCTTTCTGAGGGTGTTATTACACAACTAGACAGCATTACTTATACGGAGCTTCGTTCCTATCAATTAGATGATAGGGGTCTGGCTCCTAAGGTTCCATCTAATTTGGATCATCACGGTGATACTGTGATTGCTCTGGCATTGTGTTGTCAGTGTCTTAAGCAGGTTCAACTACATAAGTCGGCATACCTTCCTGACTGGATTAAAGAAAGAAGGGTTCAACGGGTATTGGATACCTCATTCGGTCAGAAGGAGAAGAGGTATTAATTTTACATATTATACATTAATAGGGAATCTAAAGAATGGCACTAACACATAGTGAAAAGAACGGCTTTGTCCGTGCTGTCGTTGCAGAGCACGAAGCCTTGTGGTCCGAGAGACAAAGTGATATGCGTAAGTATAAGGCTGCGTATATGACAAATTTCTATAAGGAGAGGAATGCATTTGATACACACGCTCAATTGAGGGTGGAGACTTCGGATGCATATGCTTATATTGAAGGCTTCATTGCAAGTCTGTTTAGTAAGGCACCATCTATTGAGATAGGTGCTGATATTCAGGGTAAGGGCAATAAGAATATGATTAAAGAAATTGCTAATCGTTTCTTATTTGAACAGAAGACGCAGTTGGAATTGGCTTCCAGACTGGCTCTGATTTATCCTAATAGTTTTATGAAGTTATATCCTAAGGATAGTAACAACATACTTGATCGTGTAGGTATCAAGGCATTGTCTCCTTGGGAAGTTATAGTTGATAGGGATGCTACTACTTGGGACGAACAGAGGTTTATTGGACACATCTATTATGAGACTGTGTCTGGTATGAATCATAAGTTTGGTGCTAAGAAGTGGAATCCAATTACGAAGACAAGTTATTTTGAAGAGCACGGAGCACCGGCAGATCCGTATGATTCTACAGACAATCTGCCTAATCAGTTCTTGTATTGTAAAGTGGTTGAACTGTATGATATGATTAATGGTAAGTTATATTTCTGGACCCCCAATTGGAGCGGAGGAGATAAACTATTATCCGAGGATGATATCCCATTGGAAGATCATAATGATGAGCCAGTTGCTCCGATCGTACCTTTATATTATTCCCGTGTACCTGATCAGCCAATGGATGGCATTAGTGCTATGAAGCGTATCTATGATCAGGTGTATGAGAAGAATATCCTTCGGTCGTTTTGGGCTAACGCTGTTCGTAGAGATACAAGGCAATACCTTGTCAAAGAGGGTGCAATTGATGAAGAAGCATTAGCCAAAATTACTGCGGGGATAGATGGTGCTATGATTCCTGTAGATGCTGAAACTTTAGGCAATATTATTTCTGTGGTGCCATCTATCCCCATTTCTTCAAATCATTCGTTGTACCTACAACAGATTGATCAAGATCTTGCTAAGGGTTCTGTTATGGCTCCCTTTACTAGAGGTGAGACTACTAAGACATCGGCAACAGAGATTGCTGCTTTGGCTCAGTATACTGCATCAGAGATCGGACGACTTGCCAGAGAACGAGATGGTATGATTGAACAGATTGCTGAGAAGTATATTGGAATTATATCCTTGATTTCTGAAGAGGAAGCTAAGGAAGTTATTCTGTTGGAAGGAACACCTGAGATTGTTACACCTGAGAAACTACAAGGTAAGTTCAAGTATGCTGCATTGGATCAGGCAAGCACACCAATTGCAGAGAGCGTAAGACGACAGCAACTATTACAGTTGGTGCCGGTGCTTACGACTTTGGGTGTTGAACCTTGGAAGATACGAGATGAGATTATCAGGCTATATGATCTACCTCGTCAGTTTAGTGAGACACCTGAGGTACGACAGGAACTTGATCCAAGGGCTGTTGCTGAAGGTAAGAGGATGCCGAAGGCAAGACCTGATGGTGCACCCTTTTCTACGGAGCCAGTAAGTCCTGAAGAGGAAGTGGCTAAGCAATTTGGAGCAGGACGACGAGGAACTATTCCATTCCCAATGCCGGGAGACTTTGGTTCAGAGGGTGCGAATTAATGCCGTTTTATGAATATCAATGTAAGGGCTGTAAGAATATAGTGGAAGCCTTGGTGGAAATGGGTAAAGGTGATCTATGGATGGATGATCACGAATGTGCTATCTGTGATGCAGATGGTAGACGAAAGCAACACGGTTGGTCACGATTGATATCCGCTCCAGCAAGAACAGTTACCCTTTGGGGAGATGAGACAGGTAAGTACGGTGTGAACGGTATGTATAGTTCTGCTCTGGGGCGAAGGGTAACTAACAAACGAGAAGAGGAAGCTATCTGTAGGAAGATGGGTTATGTGAATGCTGGTGATCTTCCTAAGGGCTTTGTGGATAATAAGATTCAATCTCAGTTGGCAGAAGACCAGCACTTTGAGAATCTTAATAGTGCCTATAAGAAGAAGGTAAAAGAATACGGTTCTACTTATGGTGGTACAATGAAGGCTATATGTGAAGTATTGCCTGCTAAGGAAATGCTTAAACAGTCCGATGAAAGGGAGGCAAAAACATAATGGCATTAGAATTACGATTAGAAGATAAGGATATAGCACCTGAGGTATTACAAGGTCAGGAGCAGACAGCACAGGCAGAGGATGAACTGGTTGGTGAATTCCAGCCAAGAGGTAGTTTCTCTAAGAAGCCTCTTAATACTTTGGTTATTCAGGCTAAGAAGGGTCAACCGCTTTATGGACTTAAGGCTGACTATCCTAACTTTACTGAAGATCAGGCGGAACTACCGATTGAATTCGTTCGGTTGCTCCTTATGTTTAAGCAAAGTGTTGATGATGCTATTGTGGCTGATATCCTAGACGAAGAAGATACATTTGTTTTGGAAGATATTACTGATGATTCCAGTCTTAAGATACTGGCTGGTAAGTTGGGTAAGGTATTCCGTAATAGTAAATTTAAGAAGTTTCTTGCAACCCCTGATGAAGAGGCTGTGGAATTAAGTCCAGCAGAGGAATCTCTGGATGATGAGAGAACGCCGTTGCCAGAAGGTAGCGACGAAAGTATTGAAGACTTATTTTTAGAGAGGGTATAACAATGAGCGAAGCAGTAGAGACTGTCCAACAGGACACCACCTCAGATGCGTCAGAAACGACCGTAGAAGCATCTAACGAGGTAACCAATGGTAACACACCGGTAGAGGCTAAGGGTACGGCTCAGAGCCAACCAGAGGCTCCTAAAGTAATATCAGATAAGTTCCTTGAGAGCTTTAGTCTAGATGATCTGTTGGGTGCAGATTTTTCTAATGATGATATTATGAACAGCACCCATAGGGATCTTCCGAATTATCAGGAAGTACTTAAGCATCTACCAGAAAATGGTAGAAAATTAATTGCTAATCTTAGGGCAATGACAACCCGTAAAACACAGGAAGTCGCTGAGATGAGGAAGCAATTGGAACTTGAACGAGAAGCATTGATGACTGAAAAGAATGCTCTCTATAGTGGAAAGTTTGCAGAGAATGTGAAGGAACTTGCTAAAGAACCTGAGGTACCACACGATGTATTTACTGATGATGGTATCAATAACAAGATCAAGCAAGAGGCTGCTAAACTATTTCAACAGATGATTCAACCTGTTCAGGAAGATATGTTTGTTAAACAACGACAGTTGGCATTGGATAACTTTAAGAGAGATAATCCAGATCTAACAGAACCTACGGTTCGTGTCCAAGTTGCGCAACTACTTAAGTCTAGACCTGAACTTAAATTAGAGGATGCATACTATATAACTAAAGCAAAGATGGACCGAGAGACATTGACTAAATTACAAGGTGAACAGATCGTTAAGAGGGAACGAGCCAATGAGGCTTGGAATAAAACTTCTAACGGTACTGCTGGTAAGGTTAATGGTAATCCTCAGTTCAGAGATGCTTGGGAAGCATATCAGTATCATAAAGCAAATGGCGTCTCATAAGATGAAACTTGATCAGTTATATTTGCATTTAGAACTACCTATTAAGGGTAGCTTACCTCCAAAGAATTTTACAAATTATACTATTTTAGATGGGGCAACTTTTCCCGCCCTGTATGTGGACCCTCCGGATCAAGAGGACAATCATAATATATTCTGGGGAAGAACAGAAGAAGCAGAACCCACTGGAGCAAATGGTGGACAATTCTACGGAACTGAATTAATAACATTCGTCATTGACGATATAGCAAACAAAAAGGATTAATATAAATTATGGCTATTTCAAATGAACTATTATCCTCAACTTTGTTTAGTATCAGAGACGGCGAGGTTGACGAACTTTTCCAGAAGGTTGCCTTTTTAGATCACTGTAAACGAGCAGGCGGAATTGAATTTGAGGATGGCGGAATTAAAATTCAGCGTCCTCTCGCAATTGCCGAGCACAGTTCTATCACAAGTCTACCTACTGGATATGAGCCAGTCAGTCTTGCAGTTAACGATGTTATGCAACCGGCAATCTATGATTGGGCAGATTTCGCTGCACCGATCGTGATTACCAAAAAGGAAGAACTGGAAAATCAGGGCGAGAAAGCAATCGTGAAAATTGTTGAGGCACGAATGCGCTCTGTTATGGGAATGCTACGAAGGGAAATTAACCTTCAGCTTCTCGCTGGAAGCAGTACAGTTCTTACGACACTGAACAGTCTTAATGGCGTACCCGCTGCAATGACCACCGGCTTCCTAGAAGAAGGTGCACCTGCGGCTGCTACACAGACTAATACCATTGGTGGTATTCAGAAATCAGTTGTTGATGTTGTCGGCTGGTATAACCAGATCGGTGACTGCGCTGGTGGTTTCAACGCTAACGGTTTGGCTGCTATGAACAGTCTTTGGACTACGACTAATAGTCGTGCTCCTATGGGACAGGTTGATGCGGTCATTATGTCTGAAGCAGGGTTTGCTAACTATAAGCGAGCACTATTTGCTAACGAACGATACATCGATGAGAAGTCTTTGGACGGAGGTCGTATGTCTCTGCTGTATGCAGGTGCTCCTTGTGAGGCTGATATCGCTATGCCAGATGCTACCACGAACGGTGTTGGACAAGCAGCAACTGCTTACTTCCTGAACTTTGATGGAATTAAGTTGGTTATGCATCCAGATGCTGATTTCGCTGTATCTGACTTTGAACATATCTCTGGAACTACAGCCCGTGCTGCTACCCTCTATTGGAAGGGTCAGTTGATTGCGGATCACTTGGGTTCACAGGGACTACTATTTGATGGGGAGGCTTGGTAATATGAGCAGATCAGGACTAAGTTATTTAGAGAAAACATCACAAGATGTGTTCGGCAATACAATTGATATTCCGTCCGCCTTGGATCGCAGAACGGTACAGCGTTTTCACTGTAACGGAACTGTTTCCGCAGGTGAATGGGTTCAACTTGACCACACTGGACAGACACATTCCGCAAGGGTTGTGACTGTTATTCAGGCTGCGGCTGTTGCTTTAGGCAATCCGGCTGTTGTGGGTGTTGCTTTGACAGATGGCGCCGCAGGTGGCTTTGTAGATGTTTGCACCAGAGGCTATGTTGAGGATGCTGCAGTGGCTAACGCCGTTGCTGCTGCCGGCATTGGTCTTGTTGTAGACAATACTACCGCTGGACGGGCTGTTGCTTATGACGCTGCTGATCAAGCACCACTATGTGGTGTGACATTGGAAGCGGCTGTTGGTAACACGGCTGATGTTTATGTATACGGACTAGGAACGGATTCGTAATTTATTGGAATTCGTAGAGGGTGTCCAGTTGTTTTATTGACATTTTGGACTGGACACCCTCCTTTTTTTTGAAGTTTATCTTTACAATTTCCTTGCTAAAGCAGTTAGTATTATGTAAGTGTTAAACAGACGACCATATAGGAATTGGAAATATGAACCTAAAAGAACTGAGAAATAAAGTAAAGAACATTACAGATTACAATCCAGAAATACAATCATATCTGGACGATCTGGATGAATTAATAAATGATGCATACAATCAATTATATCTGAGCAAGAGATGGAACTTTGGCAGAAAGACAAAGTTCCTTAACATATATCCAGATATTAAACCTGAAATTCCAGTAGGTGGTACAGTTCCTCTACCTAATCTGAATGTATTAGATGGACGAAGAGCTTGTGCCTTCAGTGGTCCAGTCTCTGAATTCCAAGAAGATCCAAGGATCTGGGAAGGACAGATAATTGAAATTCAGGGTAGAGAATATACTATAGAGAAAGTTACTAGTACTTCAGTTAGAACTGTAGAACCTTTAAGATGTACATCAGATTCTGATGATGTTACTTGGATCGTTAAACATAGGTTCTATCATCTTCCTGCAGATACTGTAGAGATATTAGGACTGTCTCATAGAGATGCTCCTATACCAGATATCAGACCTCTGTGGGGAAAGAAGATTGGATTAGTAGCAAGACGAGATGAAGAATTAGATTTAAGAGAAGACTATACAGCAGACTTTTCTGAGGCTTATGTTCTATGTCCTCCTCAGGATATACCTGCTGGAATGAAGTGGGGACCAGAAGTTATTACACAAGCACCTACAGTGGGAAGTCCGTTTCCAGCTAGTACATACTGGGAATTTGCTTGGGCATTTGAGGTTGGAGGTATTATAGGACCTCTATCAGAACCTCGGATAATTAATATTGGAATCCCTGAACAGGGTACTTCTCCAGTTGTTACACTACATTTTCAGACTTGGGATGATAGACCAGTTGCAGCAGATGCCTATAATCCAGCAGCAGACATCTATCAGAATGATTTTGAAGGAATGAAGAAGGTAGTATTCTACAATTCTAACTTTGATAATGCAGCAGGTGCAAGAAAAGGATTGCCTTGTTGGAGACAAGTAGGAAGTGCTGGTGCTCTTATCAATAGAGATGATTGGCTACCTATGACTGCTACAGATGAACAAAGTACTGTAACACTAACAGGACTATGGAATGTTCACGCTGGTGCACCCAGATATCAAGAATGGGATGGACAGCATCTAAGAATTAGACCTTATCCCAGACCTCAAGGGTTTGAGAAAGAATATCCAAATGTTGCCGCTCCTGTTGATGGAACAATGGCTGCCTTGTACAAGCGTAGATTTAGACAGTATGAATTAAGGTATCAGAGAAAACCTTATCGTTTGTGCGAAACTACAGATAGTCCTCAGATG